TATCATCAATAATCATATTAACACCGCGATTTACAATTTCTAAGTCTTCATACGCTCTTTCAAAACTAAAAGTAGGCTCTCTGCTGCTCTCAATTTTATGGTCAAAATAAGGTTGAGCAGGATTTAACTTCTCCTCCTTATCGCCAAAAATATTATTATACCAAGCCATGCTTTCCTCTTTGTATCTCTACCCAACGTTTTTGTTTAGGCGCTGAGTGTAGTGTTGGATTTCGCCCGTATATTGAATGTAATTTTAAGTGGTGAGCGTGGCACAAAGTAACAGTATAATCGTATAACTCTTCAATATGCTCATTAATAAATTCGTCTCTGAAATTTCGAATGTCTTCCATCATATAGTTTTGCTCTTTTACCCACTTCTGAAGTAGGGGACTTAAACTATAGTAATGGTGAAAATCAAGTTCAGTGTCTGCTCCACATATATAGCACTCGGAGGCTTTTTCATACCTTGATTTTGCTTTATCTCGTATATACTTTACGGGATCTCGTTTTAGCTCTGTCATCTTTGAATCTATTACTTTTTAATAACGAAATTATATCGTGAGGAAACTAAATTGTCAACTACTTTTTTTCTTAGGTCTTTCTAGAAACTTGTAGACGAAGTTTGAAATGAATAAACTGCATATCGTAAAGCATCGGCCATGTGTGACGCCATATTATGTTTTGGTTTTTCTCTAGCGAGGTTAGGGTTTGGATCCCATTGATATTGATCTAGTGCTGATAAACTATGAAGACATTTCTGGTCTATAATTAAATTATCATTATCAACAATAGCAGCCACATGAGCAATACCGTCCAGTACAGACTTTTTGGCATTTGTGGTAGTAATATCATAGTTCTGAGCAAAGTCAAATCTAGTTTGTTGAGCTGCTGAATCAATGAAGATATAATCAATATCCCACTTTTCCATAAGTCTACTAATTTCAACAGCATGTTGTTCTGTAGTTTTTTCAGCATCTAAATACTCGTCTAAGATATAGTATTTTTCGTTGTCCCAGTCGTATGCCAAAACGCAAAAGGCAGTGGGATCTCTATACCCCACATCAAGACCTGCGAATATATCCATTTTTGAAACATCGAATTCTTCCAAGTTTTCAATGCAGGTTTCATGATTAAAGTTCCAAATCTGTCCTTCATAGGTGTTAAAGTCTGCTTCATACTCTTGTTTAAACTCTGCTTCTGACATACTTTTTCTAGCTTCTGAAACGTCACTCTCAGACATCCTAGGGTTATCTTTATAGGTTGCACGTATAGATGCCCATTCAGGAAACTCATCAGTAAATCCTCTATTAAAAAATTCAGCAAACCAGTTACTCTTTCCTCTAGGAGTAGAAATAAACAGAGCTTTAGAATTATCTTTGTCTAGGGTTGGACGCAGTGCAACATTAAAAGCTTCTTTGCCGTCTGCAAGTGCTGCCTCATCAAATATAATAAGATCATAACTACGACCTACACAAGAGTCTACTTGATTAATTGAACCCATTCTTATTGTAGAACCGTTTGTTAGTTCAATTACTTTATCTTTAGCATTATCTTTTGCTACTTCAAGATCAAAGTGCTTAATCAATTGTCTTTGTAAGTCGAAAGAAATCTGAGACAAGGCATAGTTCGGAGACATAATTAAAATGTGAGAACCTGGGACTAGCGATACTAGCTGCCCAATAATATTTGCGATATAAGTTTTGCCCTGTCTTCTTGAAATTGCTGCAGTTACAAAACGATACTTATTGTTGTTTATCGCATTTATGATCGCCATTTGAGACGGAAGAGGTGTAACGCCGAGTAAGTCCAAGTATGGATCTACTGGAAGCTTGAGAAACCTCGTCTCAGATTGAAATTCAACAAGTCGCTCGGAGACTAAGTCTCTCCTACTTATTTCTATTGTCATGTTATTATTATACCTTTAATCGTTTTTTCTATGTCCGTTCCAAGCTGCAAATCCTGCGACTCGAAGAGCCCAGTATGCTAAATAGTTTAACAGCTTGAAACCATTTACTTCAATACAAATGTCACGGAAAAGCTTATCCATCCACTTTTGATCTTTCTTACCAATATCTGTTCCATCTTTTTTCATAAGAGTAGCATATTTATAGCCATAGTCGTGAACAAGACCGCCCATAAGTAATACACCGGTAGGAGACAACCACATAGCAAGAAATTTAGGAACAGACGCACCATCAAACTGGAATCCTTTGGGAATAACATACTCTTCCACTCCTAGTGTAAAATGAAAATCATCACAGATTTCCCATTGACGAACACCTAACATCCACATCCATATTGCTTTCCAAAATCCTTTATCTTTTGTCTGAATTGCAAGAGGTTTCATATGAGGCATTTCATCATAATAAAAACCTACCCTATCTTCTCCTTGCCCATCAAAAATACTTGCTACAAAGCCTACAAGAATAAGAGTGATTACAATAGTCCACTGCCAAAAATTTACTGCAAGATCAAGTAAGAAGTCCACTTATTTTCCTTTTTGGTAAGCCTGTGCGCCGAAGAACGCTGCTACCAAGCCTGCTACCGCTACAAAGTAAGTCGGTGCCATATCTCCAAGAATACCAGATGCTTTATCTAAGCCAACAAAATCAGCACCAACAACAGCGAAGGGATACAGCAGCATCCCACCAAGAGCATACCACGCCATGTTTCTTTGTGCATCTCGCATTGCGTCCGCATCTTCTAGCTCCTTTCGCTTAAACTCCATGTACATTGCTTTTTCTTGGTCATCTACTTTACCATCGCCATTCGTATCTGCTGGATGAAAATCACTCATTACCATTTTACCTTATCGGCCCAATAAGCTGCACTCATTTTGCCTCTTGCAATGTTTTTTGCGTGACGAGCTTTAAAACTTTTACGTTTCGCTTTCATTGCTGCACTTTCTCCTGCTTTGGGTTTGCCTGCAGTCTTAGCTCCTTTTTGCCCAAAACGAATTGTTTTAATCTTAGAGCCTACTTTCGCTACAACAATATGTGACTTTTTTGCATGCCCGGGAGTGCGCTTAGGCTTATTAAACCCCGAAACTCCCGCTCTTTTTAAACGAGGGTCTCTTTTCTTACCTTTTCTTTTTACCGCCACGTCGCATTCTCCTCTTCGACTTGGTAAAAGTTTTTACCATAGTCGGCTTTCCACCTGGGTTACCTGCAGCTCTCTTACGACGAATAGCAGATTTACGCTGTGCGGCCGTCATACGAGCAGCTTTTGAAGCTGGGACACACTTAGGATACTTTCCCTTTTTGGACTTCTTACGACCACAAGGCATATACCCCCCGCCCTTTTTTGGACGGGAGATATCTACCCACTTTTCTTTGAACCATTTTGTTAAACCACCTTTTGGCTTTGCCATTACTTTTTCTTTTTTCGAAGAATAGCTGCTTGTAGAGCTTTAGGCAGTTTCTTCTGCTTTGCAGTTAGACCCATAGACTTTTTCTTCTTACCGCGCTTTTTTGCTGCTTTAGAAGGACGTCCTCGCTTTTTACCATAAGTTCCTTTACCTGCTGGCATTACTTGCTCCCCATACGGTATCTACCGCCTTTGGCTTTGTAAGTTTTTACAAGCCATCCATTTGCGTAAGCTGAAGGGTATACTTTAAACTTTCTTTTTGCTTGCGCTTTCACTCTTGCGTACAACTTCTTGTTCGTTGGCACAGGTCTCTTCTTCGCTGTCTTTCGTCTTCGGACTGCCATAAGTATTCTTCTCTTTAAGAGTTTTGTACTCTTCTCGGGTAATTTGAGTTTTTACCCCGTTTTCAATCTTAAAGATATTACCTCTTCGAAATTTAAAATTCATTTAAAGTCTCTTAGGCTGCCCAAGGCTGCCCTGACCCCACTGTTGGGGTAACTTTTTCTGCAAGCTGAGCATCAAGATTTGCTTCAAGACCTGCTACGTCTTCAGATCCAATTTGTGCTTTTGCCCACGCAATTGCATCTGCTTCAGTAATATTTGCCCACTCGATAAAAGTATCTCCAGGCTCATCGAGACCGCAACTGCCATATGCAGACACTGTGTGATCTCCTTCGGTTTTGGACACTCTCCAATGGACAGTTCCTACAACATTTGTTTTGCCTCCGGAAGAGACGGTATAACTAAGATCAGCTACTGACCATACATGTGACATAATTTATTCTCCTAATAATCTTTGTGATTGTGATTTGTTACTGCGGCTTCGTGGGCCACACTACCTCACTGTAAATAGTGTAAGTATTTGTTATATCTCGTAATTCTTG